ATTCTGCGTGAGCTGCGGACTGAACGAGTTCGCTTGTAGGATGTGTGTAGAGGATTTCGCCATAATCGTCCACGCTTTTTTGGTCTTTCTTAACGATAGACTTTGTGGTGACTTCGATGGCATTGCCTGATATGGTTACGATGCCTGTTTGCGTGTCTGCGGAGTTGTTTACCACCGTTAGAGAGCAAGAGTTGACACCGCTGTTAAAGGCTCGAATCCTTATGTGTGAGTTGTCGAAGATTGCTGTCACATAGGCTATCTCCGTGGTGTAATCGATCTCGATGGTTCGCTCTTCGCCTCCTTCGAGCTCTATTTCTACCTCGGCTGCTGTCACAAGGTCTTCTCCGATATCGATTTGGCAATATTCCACCTTTATGCAGTTTGCGAATTCCGTAAGGGACACGTTCGAGCTGTAGGTGAACATATTGGAGGGACTTATCTCAACGGCACTATCCACCGTGGCATCTCTCTCCGCTCTGACGATGAGCTTGCCGTCTCGATCCTTGAAGATTTTACACAACCCGGCATTGGCAATCTCTTGGAGTGCATCCCACACCGTTGTCTTAGGTAGGTATGCGGTCGGCACGATGATGTCCTTTAGTGTGTCGGATATCACGAAGTCCGAGGGTTTGAGACCACCTGCCACGAAGATGTGTTCTGCTATTTCGTACAGCGAGGTGTTTGTCGTTAATGCAAAACCAACGTATGTGCGGTCTTGCAATCGGAGCAATTTATCCACAGTTGAAAGTTTTACCCATTGGCTGTCTTGGCTCACTTGCCATTCATCGGAGAAGAAAGTGCCAAGCGGTGTATAGACGATGTTTCCGAATTCGTCCTTGATACCTATACTTGGGGTAACTTTTCTGTCAAGAATGACGAGCGAACGGAGGTATCCTCGGTCGAACTTTCGGTCGGTGTTATGGATGGTTACCGTCATTGTGTCCGAGCTGAGGTTGTAGTTGCCCTCTGCCGAACCGAATTCTTCGTTTATTTCAAAGGATTGGAGGGTGTCTCCCTCATATACCTCGAATAGGGATTCGTAGAACTGCAGAATTTTGGCACAGGCGTTGGGCTGACTCCACTTGAGTATTGTGAGCCTTATCTCGGTTATATCGTCCACCTTGGGTTCAACAATCGCCTCAAGGTGCGTGTTGTCGGTGACGGTGATGCTCTTGACCACCACTCCATTCCTCTTGCAGTCAACCCTGAAATCTCTTGGGTACTGTCCGAGCTTGTTATCGCCGTGGATTCTCCATGAGATGATGGGTCGCTGTACGAATGAGAGTTCAATGTACGGAGGGTTTGAAAAGACACCGTCCGCACCGCATAAAGCACCGCTCCACCAACCAAGGACACAAGTGTCTGTGAGCATTTGGAAAGAACCGTCCATCGTGGAGTTTCCGTCCATCGTGCAGGCTCGAATGCTCGGGACGGCATATCCCCAATAAACCTCGTTAGGATGGCTGATTGCGGAGTTTGAACTTTGGACTGTTGCTATCTCTTTACTGACGGTCGCATCGGAGTATATGATCTCGACTTTACCGTATATCTTTCTCGGATTATCTTGGTAATTCATATGCCACCTATCTCTCCTTGAAAAGGACTGCGACCGACTTCCAAATGAGCTTGTTCTTTGCCCAATCGAAGTATGGCATATACGCGAGGTTTTCCCCTCTTGCTACCATTGTTACGATGCCACCCGTCTCCTTGTCGTGGAATGCTATGGTGGCAAATCTTGAGTTTTTGATTGCGGTCGATAGTTTGCTCATATCCTCTTTGGAGAGGTACTCCCATCGCACATCGACCTTTCTTTTTTCGCCTATGATATCGACTACCATAGTACCGTCCATTGTTCGCTCCGCACGGTCGAGGGATTCGAGTGATATGTTTATCTCGGTCGGCGAAGCGATTGCGATTCCATTGATTTTGAAAAATTCCACTCTTATCCCTCCTTCAAAAAGATTCCGTTACGCTTGTATTCGCGTGTTAATTTCGGCACGATGAGTCGTGCAAAGGTTTGCCCGTCTATCTCCATTACGATTTCCTCGCCCTCGGAGGTAGCTGCGGAATTTGTTGCTGTCATGCCTTGAAGTAGTCCGTTCAAGAGGTCTCCGTAGGGACTTGTTCCCGTACCCACCATCGCCCTTGCCGGGGAGTTGGTAAAGTTCAAGGCACTTGCCACTTGCATTGCGGCCCTTTGGATGAGCGGAACGTCCGCATACATATCCTCTGCCATCATGTTCATAAGGTTCGGAATCCATTCGTCTGCCGTATGACCCGGTCCCTTTTTGGTGGGTGAACCGAATCCGAGGAAGTCTTTGATGGACTGTCCAATTTCCTTAACTCCGTTGACCACGGAATCCCAAGCCTTTTTAATACCGTCTGCGATATTTTGAATGAGGTTCTTACCCCAATCGAAGGCTTGCGTGAACATATCTTTGAAGAAGTCTCCGATGCTTGAGAAGAGCGAGGTTATTTGCTCCCAAATCCAAGAGCAGACCGACTTTATTCCTTCCCAACAGTTGACGAAGAACTGCGAAATTCCGTCCCACGCGGACTTGAAAATGTCTACGATTGTTGAGCCGAGATTCCCGAAGAACTGACCCATCGCATCGCAAAATCCTTGTATGAATTCCCATATTCCGAGGAATATATTCTTAATGGCTGACCAAAGGTTGGTTGCCACATCTTTCATGTGTTCCCAAGCCTCCGACCAATCTCCTCGCAGTAAAGCACAGACCATCTGCACCACCGAACAAACCACCTCTCCGATGTCGAGTACCGCCAAAATCAGCGGGCCGAGTGCAGAGATAATGCCCGAAACCACGGAATACACGACTCCATAAAGGGTCATGACAATTCCTCCGATGAGCTCGAAGATGGGTTTTAGGGTTTCGTATAGTGCTACAAGGGTGTCCCAAAGCGATAGGAAAAGTTGCTTGACTGCTTCCCATATCGGTCGCACGTAGGTCAGGAATTTCATGACCGCGTCTGCTATGATGTTGAAACAGTTTATCGCAATATTCCAAATAAATGTGAAGAGCTGCTTTACCGTGTTCCAAATTGCGGCTCCGTGTTCCTCGAAGAATGCGGCAATAAAATTTACCGCATCGACTATTATGTCTACCACGATTCCGAAGACTTGTACCACGATGTCCCAAATCTTTGAGAAGACCTGACTAAAGCATTTCCACAGTTTTTGCAAACAGTTGATTACATTTTTGATGAGTTTTTCGCCGTTTTTGCTCCACCAATCCTTGATGGCTTCTACTGCCTTGAGGACAAATGCCTTTATCTTTTCCCATATTTTCTTGACCGCATTTCGGAAGTCTTCGTTGGTGTTCCACAGGTAAAGGAGGACACCGACTACTGCGGCCACAATGGCGATGATGAGACCTACTTTGGAGAATAAAAGCGACGCGACTTTTGCTATCGAACCTACGCTTGAAATGACCTTTCCGAGGACAATGAGTAACGGTCCAAGAGCTGCGGCTAAAAGTGCCACACCCACGATGGTCTTCTTGGTGCTTGAGGATAGCCCCATAAATTTGTTTATGAGTGGCGTGATGTACTTTTGGAGCAGTTCTCGTATGATCGGGATTAGGATGTCTCCGAACTGCAAGGCAACCTCTTCAAGCATCGACTTCATAATCTTGAGCTGTCCGCTCAATGTGTCGAGCTGGGTCTCCGCCATCTCTGTCGCTTTGTTCGTTCCCGTGACCGCTGCGGTCATATCTCGGACTGCATCTCCGCCCGCACTCATAAGGGCAAGCATACCCGGACCTGCTCTTGCTCCGAACACCTCCATTGCTTGTGCGGTTGTCATTCCCGCATCGGACAAGGTATCAAGGATGCTTGCAAGGTCATTGCTTACCGGGTCAAGGTCTTCGAGATTAACTCCGAGTTCCTCAAATACTGCCACCGCAGATGAGGTCGGATTCATGAGGGATACGAGTGCTTGGCGTAGAGATGTACCCGCTGTAGATCCGTCATAACCCGCATTATAAAGAACACTTAACGCACCTGTTACCTCTTCAATCTCCCAACCGAGTGAATTGGCAACCGGGCCTATATAACCCATTGATGTGGAAAGTTTATCCATGCTTGCCATGGATGCACCAATCGCTGCGGCATAGACATTTGTCACTCGTTCAGCTTCGCTTGCTTCGAGACCGAATTGGTTAAGTGCCGAAATGACCGTATCGGTTGTGAAAGCGAGGTCGCTCTGGGTTGCCGATGCAAGGTTAAGAGTTGCCTCAATGGAACTTGCCATTTGGTCGACTTTGTAACCTGCCGATGCCATGTAGTAGAGAGCGTCGGCTGCATCGGATGCCGAGAAGACCGTTTTCGCACCCATTTCACGTGCAAGGTCGGTCATCTCTTGGAGTTCCTCTCCCGTTGCACCCGCTACCGATGCCGCATTCGCCATAGACTGTTGGAAGTCAGCGGATATCTTGACCGCCGTTCCTCCGAGAGCTATTAGCGGAGCGGTTATACTTGCTGTCAGCTTCGTACCCGCTTTGGTGAATGACGATGCTACCTTTTGGATTTGCTTTTGTGCTGACTGCAAGCCTTTAGAGAGCGAGGAAATGTCCGCCGCTATCTTAACGACAAGGTTTCTTATAACAGCCATTTATCCTCACCCCCTTATTTGATAATCACACCTTTTTCCGCCGCCATTGCTTTTAGAATGGCATCGCTCATGCTACTCTTTTTGCTCGGTCGCTTGCGTGCTTTCTTGAGTACGTTTTCAAGAGGTGGCAAGCGTTTCTGCCGGGCGAATGCCTCTGTATGCCAAGCGAGGCACAAATCGTCTTCAAAGTCTCTTTGTTCTCGCTCGGTCTTGGCTTTCGCAAGGAGGGTCAGTTCGTATGGTGTGTATTCGCCAACGACCAACGGGTCGATGTCAAGCACCACTACCGCTCGGTCGCAAAAAGAGGACAAGTCAAAGGTGGCGGAACTCATTCCCCCTGTGTGGGTTTTCCTTTGGTCTTGCCGAATGCCTCGGTCAGAGCCTTGCCAACCTTATCGGCTACTTCGTTAAGGTCGGAGTATTCGTCAATGAGGTCTCCGACTGCCTCAATGGTGAGGTCTTTGTCTTCGTGATAAAGACCTGCATAGACGATTGCGAGGAGGTCTTTCACTCCCACGTTCTTGAGGTCAAGTGCCATAAGGGACTTGCCCGTGATGTCCTCGATCTTGGCGAGAGCATTCATTCCGTATCGGAGTGTTCTCGGCTTATCGAGCTCGTATGTGATGCCTTTCTTCATTAGTTGCTACCTCCTGCGCCGCTTGCCCCGGTCTCGAAAGACAATGCTCCCGTTCCCGTGAATTCAATGCTGATGGACACGACATCATCGACGGGGTCTTCGATTGAAAGACTGCTGATGTATGCCTCGCCCGTGTAGTAATTGCTACCGTCCACATAGAGCTTGACCACTACGGTGTCTCCATTGAGGTATGCGGTCTGCAATGCCTTCTGTCCCGTGGTATCGGTGGGGACTTCGTAATCGCCCTCGCTCGATGCTGTCCACTCTTTCAGACCCGTGATGTATTTCTTCCAATCATCTCCGAGTGCGGTGGTTTCGAGGGTTTCAAGGGAAAGTTCGAGCGACCAATTCTTGATGCCGACCACCTTGGTCGTACTTGAATTGCCGACTACGACTTTGCCGTTTTTACCTGCTACAGCCATTGTATTTTCCTCCTATTTTTCGTTGTATTGGATGTCGAATTCGATGCTCGACATATACTCCTCGGTGTCATACTTGAGGGCAGTATTGCCGTTGTACTCGTAATCCGTTTTGATGAATACGGCTTCGATCCATAAGCCGCACATATCGCCGTGGTAGTCCTGAAAGGCTCTTTTGACCATTCGGGACAGTTCTCGGCATTTCTTGTAGGTTGTATCGTGACAGACAAATTGCATCGTTTGCCTTACATAACCCGTGTCCCCCTGTAGTGCCGAATCGTAGTTGGCAAGGACGGGAGAATAAACGATGGCGGGTAAAGATGCATTCTGTGGGAGGACGATCGGGTATATCCTATCGTCCACACGCCCCACAATTTCGTCTCTGGTCTTGAGGTACTCAAAGACTGCTTGGGATATGTCTTTCATAGTTTCCTCCCCACAGAACGCGAAATTTCGGCTACAATTTCGTCATTGATCTGATTGATGTTGTTATCCACGGCATTCCGCAGAAAAGGGTTTGCCGGGCGTCCTCTTGCTCCAAGTTCGACGTGTGTGCCATACTTGAGAGACTTGTCGTAGTCCACTTGCACCGTGGCTTTCGTTGCGGTTGCTTTTCCCTCGGTCAAGTGGAGAGATGCTTTCAATGCTCCTGTGTCCACAGGACAATGCCTACGAGCGTCTTCGAGGGCGATTCTACCCCCGGCTGTCGCTCCTTTCATAAGCACAGCACTTGCAGCATCCTCCATGGCTTTTAGGTCTTTCACAAGGGAGCTTGCCCCCTCAACTCCTACTTTCACTTTCCGCTGTTTTGCGCTGTAACCCATTGTTTACCATCTCCTTGCAATTGAGGATTGTTGCCCGGTGGGCGGTCTTATCGTCCACCACACCGATGATTTCGTATAAGTTTCCTTGGTATCGGATGCGGTTCATTACGTCTATCCGAGGGTTGTATCGGATGGTCACTTTGATGATGGTCTCGGCATTGACTGTCTGCGATTGGAAGAATTCCGAACCGCTCACGGGGATAATGCTTGCCCATAAACGATCTACGACTTTCCATTCGCCGACCTCGCCGCCGTACTCATCTCTTGTAGTGAAGAACCGCAGAACCTCCACCCGTCTGTTGAGCTTTCCGATGTCCATTAGAATATCGACCTCCTATATGCGAACAGCATTCGGCGGACAAGGTCGAGTGTTTCGCCGATGTCCACACCCGACTTGTCTTTGCTGATTTGTCGCTCTTCGTATAAAGTGGATACCACGATGAGCATCGCCTGATGGACGGGTTCGGGAGTCTCCTCGATCTCTTCGAGTTTCTTCCGAATGACCTCTTCTACCAAGGCTTTCGCCGTGATGATAAGCGAGGAGATGAGGGCGTCTTCATCGTCTCCATCAACTCGGAGAAAGTCTTTAGCTTCTTGTAAAGTTATCACGCACCCCACCTCCTCTTATCGTTAGGCAGTTGTTCTCTTCGCCAAGGTGACGAAAGGAGAAACGGATGCAGAGCCCTTGTAAGGTGCAAGAGGCTTGTTCCAAATAGGCTTACCGTCCACGCGGTAGATGAAGCGGAAGACCGACTCATCGTAAAGGAATCTTACGTGGATGGAACTTGCGGCCTTGACACCGCCCTTGTCGATGAGAAGGTACTGACCAACGTCGGCAAGGATGATATCGCCAACCTCCCCGGCTGCGGATGCCTGCTCGATGGGAACAACGGGTCTGCCGAAGAGTGTACCGTAAGGCTTTTCGGAAAGACCACCTGCCGGGATATACACGGGGGTATCGCCGACCTTGAGGGTGTAGAGGTAAGGCTCAAGTTCCTGATTGATATACCATACCGCGTTGCCACGAGAGCGGCTCCACAGTCTGTTCCACATCTTGATGAGGTTCTCGACTGTGATGATTTCGGTTTGGTCTTTCTCCTTCTCAACGGTTACTGCGGCACCGCTGTT